CCGGTGAGAATGCTGGCGCTGCGGCCGGTGGCGATTATACTAAAGACCCGATCGTCAAGCCGGCGAACGGGGCGACGCCGCCCACCGGCTCGACGCCAGCGGGCGCGGATTACACGAAAGACCCGATAGTGCAGCCGGCTCAGGCAGGAGCGCCGCAGTGATGTGCCGGTTCGAAGAGAGGATCGCAGCGCGCCGCAAAGACCGGCGGGAGTGCGCGAGATTTGCCAGATTGTTTCGACGCAAGTATCCTGGCATTGCGCTGCCGCTGAATTGGCCGGTCGGAACCGCGAAGGATGAGCTTGACGGTCCGGTGCTTCGCGTCAATCTGCCGAACGATTATCAGCTTCAAACGCAGCAGAACCGTCAGCCATGACCGTCCAGATGATCCAGCACGTCTGCCGCGAGATTGCCGGCGAGTTTTACGAGGACGCCAAGCGCTCGGAGCGGTTCCGCGCGATCTGGCCCGACGTGCGGGTATTCATCGCGCGGACGTGGCCGATGCACATCGAGACGGCGCGCACGATCCTGACGGACATGCTGCGGCGCTCGGACGCCGAAGTCCCACCGCACCAGAAAGAGGCGATTTACGAGGCACTGATCGAAGATCGCCAGCGGCAGCCGGTCAATCTCGGCGGCGCGATGCTGTTGCGGCCGGATCATCCGGGGACGATCGAACGCAAGATATTCCACTCGTGAGAGGTGACACCGTGGTCAACAATCTCGTGAAAAAGACGGCGAAGAAACTGTCTCCCGCCGCGCCGAAGCCAGCCCGCCCGGCCGAGGTGACTGGTGTGCAGACGGACGATCACTACATGGCCCGTCACGCGCTCGAGACGCTAACCCGCGCCGAGGAAATCAAGCGCGACAAAAAGCTCATGGCGGCGGTCAAGAAGCACGCGGCCGACCACATGGCGAGCATCGACGCGGCGCTCGGCGGCGGGCTGCGGGCGGGTGGGAAGGCGCGCGGGTAGTGTCAGCCGGCCACAAGCGCCACCGTCATCAGGACGGATTGCCCGAGAAGCTGTTGGCGTATGTCACGCCGACTTTCCGCGCGCGCGTTCGCGACCTGATCAAGAAGGCGAAGTTCGTACCCGGATTCGATAATCCCTACCTTGTCGGCCGGTCGACGAATTTCGCGCGCATCTACCCCGATCGTGACTTGCCGAAAACGATCAAGATCGCGGGCAAGTCGATCAATACGTGGGCCACAACGGCGGTTCATGAGGCTACCGAGTGGCTTCTGATGACGGAGGACGGCCTAGAGTATGAGGACGCGCACCGCGTCGCCAACCACGAGGAGCGGCGATACGTTGAGCGCGAGTATGGGCCGATCTGGAAAGAATATTGCGGTGCGATGGACGACTACATCAAGGCCGCCGAGCACGAAAAGGTGCGCCGCGTTCCGCGCGATCTGGACCTGAGAATGTTCGAGGACGAAGATGACCGCGCACATCTGCGCGAGCTGAAAAAGGGAATGAAGGACACCGACGATGGCTCAAGAACTGCGCAGTCCGATCGCTGATCTGGTGGCAGAGATTGCCGCCGAGGAAACCGCCGCCGAGGCTGCGGCGGATAAGCCTGCCGCCGTGGCAGCGAAGGGTGACGCCGATGATGATTTGGCCGAGGGGGCTGCTGGAGAGGAAATATCTGCCGAAGAAGCCGCCGAAGCCGAAGGCGAAAAGTCGGAAGCCGCATCCGAGGTGGATGAATCCAAAGACGATGCCGGCAAGAAAGCCCGGGGCAAGAAAGCCGCCCCGCGCATGGTCCCGGTTGAGCGGCTGAACGAGGAAGCCGTCAAGCGCCGCAAGCTTGAGAAGTCCATCGAGGACATGCAGAAGCGGCTGGACGCGATCACCAATCCGCCGAAGCCGGAAGAGAAACCCGCACCGCGTCAGCGCACCGAGGAAGAAATCCGCGCCCAGGCCCGCGCCGACGCCCGGCTCGAAATTCAGCTTGAGAATTTTGTCTCGCAGGGCAACTCGACGTACACCAAGGAAGCGTTCGACGCCGCGTGTAACAAAATCTCCGATCTTGTCGGTGGCCCGTCAAACCTGATCGCGATCGCGATTGAGGCGACCGGCAGCGAGCGCGATGCGGCCAAGGCGATTTACACACTCGGCCAGGAAGACGCGCCGGAGATCGAATCGTTTCTCAAGCTCTCGCCCATCCGGCAGGCGGCGGCGCTTGCGCGTCTCGCAACAACGCGGGCCAAGGGCAAGCAGGATGATGCGCCCGCGCGCGGTCGACGCAACGATGACGATGAACCGCCGGCCCCGATCCGCCCGGTCAAGGGCGCGTCACGCGTGGAAGATACCTTCCGCGACGAGATGTCCGACAAGGACTTTTTCCGACTGATGGACGAGAAAATTCTGAAGCAGCCGAGGGCGCACTAACCCCCGTTGCCTGTTTCGCGGCAGTTATTGTATTCTGCCGTGTAATCCGCCGGTTCGCAGCGATATGCGGACCGCCGACCGGTAGGCGTTAAACACCGAGAGGCCCGTAAATTCTCCGCACTCGGGCAGCGGGGTCCGACCGGCGGATATGCCGAGGCGCTCGTTAATTCCCTCCGGACTCGAGCACCGAGGAGCACCGCGCCCGCCAAAGACGGCGCGATCCTTCTCTGATCGGAGCCTTGTCCCCCAATGGCCGGCAACAGCCTTCTCACCATTTCCATGATCACGCGCGCTGCCGTGCGGATCTGGAAAAACACCAACTATTTCATCCAGAACCTGAACACCCAGTATGACGATCAGTTCGCCCGCGACGGCGCGAAGATCGGCACCAGCCTGCGCATCCGCCTGCCGAACGAATACACGGTTCGCCAGGGACCGGCCGCGCAGCCGCAGGACACCAACGAAACGCAGATCGTCATGACGCTGGCTACCCAGTCGGGCGTCGACGTGTCGTTCTCGTCGGTTGAGCGCACGATGCAGTTGGAAGACTACGTTGAACGCATTCTTGCGCCGAAGATCGCGTTCCTGACCGCGAATGTCGCCTACACGATCATGGCCGGTCTTGAGGGCGGCGTGTCGAACTACGTCGCCAACCTCGACGGTTCGGGCGCGATCACTCACCCGACGCAGTTCACCGTCCTGCAGGCCCGCGCCGCGCTGATGAACCAGTCCGCGCCTCCCGGCCAGCGCAAGATCGCGATGAGCCCAAGCACGGCCGCGAGCGTCGTCAGCACGCTGTCCGGACTGCTCAACCCGGCCCCGGCCATCAGCCGCCAGTACATGGAAGGCACCATGTACGACGCGCTCGGCTTCCGCTGGTTTGAGGATCAGACCACCATTAACCATGTGACGGGCACGTTCTCGGCCGGCACGGTCAAGGGCGCGGGCCAGACGGGTATCACCACGCTCGTCACCAACGCCATCACCGGCACGCTGACCGCTGGCGACTTCATCACGATCGCCAACGTCAACGCGATCAACCGGCTGAGCCGCCAGTCGCTCGGCAAGCTGCGCCAGTTTGTTGTGACCGCTGCCGTGGCATCCGGCGCAACCGCGATCCCGATCTACCCGGCGCTCGTGGCTCCGTCCGGTGCGAATGGAGTCCAGTACCAGACCGTCGACTCGTCTCCGGCCGATGGCGCGACCATTCTTCTGGTCAACCCGGCGTCGTCGACGTTCATCAAGAACATCGCATGGCAGCCCGACGCAATCACGATGGCAACCGCCGACCTCGAGCTTCCCGAGGGCGTCTGGGAGCGGTCGCGCTCGATGTTCGATGGCGTCGCCATGCGGTCGATCCTCGCCTACAACCCGCAGACGGATCAGGCCATCGACCGTCTCGATGTGCTGTATGGCTACCTCGCCGTGCGCCCCGAGTGGGCGTGCGTCATTGCCGACAGCACCAGCTAACCACTGGTCTAACCGCTAACCGGTGATACGCGACTTCGGTTGCGTGTCACCTTCACTGGGAGAGTGAGACACAAATGGTTCAGATGAACTTGCCGGCCGGCATGTCGCCCCAGGCAATCCAGGCCGCGCTGGCGTTTCTGGCGACGCAGACCTCGCAGGGCCGCGCACATCGGGTGTCGGGGTTGCTGCCGCAGAACATGATCCGTGGCTACAATCCGGACTACGTGTACGAATACCAGCCCTATCCGAAGGCCCTGACGCCGCCGGATATCGAGGTCGCCGACGCCAAGCAGGAAG